GGTCTTCCGGCCGACGAGCCTGAGGACTCCATCGAGGCAATCCTGAACCGGATTCCTCGCGGCTGAGTCGCGTCCGGGCCCATCCACAACGTACGAAAGGAAAACGAAGGTGGCTAACACCTTTCTGAAGGCGACGAAGATCGCGCAGACGGGACTCGGCCTGCTGGAGCGCGAGATCCTGGTCCCCAGTCTCGTCTGGCGTAACGCGGGCGGTGACTTCCGCGGGGCTGCGAACGACACCATCACCCTTCGCATCCCGGCTCGCACCTCTGCGCGCACCCGCACGTTCCGCGACACTCGGTCGGGCTCGCCCCTCATCACGATGGACTCCCTGACTGAGACCGGCGTTGACGTCAAGCTCGACACGGTGATTTACAACGCCGTTCCGGTCACCGACGAGGAGCTGACCCTCGACATCACGAGCTTTGGCGCGCAGGTTCTCGCCCCGCAGATGCGGGCGGTCGCCGAGGCGCTGGAAGACCTGCTGGTCGACGCCATGCAGAACGCGAACTACGCGACCGTCATTGAGGCGGAGTCGCACGACGGCTACGCCCTGGCTGACGGCGAGGGCCTGTACAACGCGTTCGTCGACGCCCGCAAGGCTTTGAACGACGCGAACGTTCCGCAGGCTGGCCGGGCCATCGTGATGGGCTCCGACTTCGAAGCGCGCCTGCTGAAGAGTGACCTGTTCCGCCGGGCGGACCAGTCCGGTTCGACCTCTGCCCGGACCGACGCGTTCCTGGGCCGGGTCGCTGGCTTCGACCTGTACGTGAGCAACGCTCTGAACCAGGACGAGGCCTATGCGTTCCACCGCACCGCCTACACCCTGGCCACCCGCGCCCCGCTGGTGCCTGAGGGTGCGTCCTACGGCGCGTCCGTGTCGAGCGAGGGCTTCTCGCTGCGCTGGCTGCGCGACTACGACTACCTGCAGGTTCAGGACCGGTCGCTGGTCGACGTTTTCGCCGGCGCGTCGGCTGTCCACGACGGGCCGGAGGACCAGGAGGGTGACCCGACCGTCGTCCGCGCGGTGAAGATCGTCGACCTCGAGACCGAGGACGAGGGCGGCGACAGCTGATTCCGGAGGTAATCCATGGCACTGCCTGCCCTGGCCACGGTCGAGGACCTGGCCGCATGGCTGGATGAGTCTATCGACCCGACGGACCCCCGGGCGTTGGCCGTGCTGCGGATGGCGTCCGCCCGCGTGCGCTCCTACACCGGCCGCACGTGGGTGGACGACTCCGGAGACCTGACCGACGTCCCCGACGAGGTTTGGTCGGTCACTGTCCAAGTCGCCGCCCGCGCCTACACGAACCCGAGCGGGATCGTTCAGGAAACGACCGGCCCGTTCACGGCGAGATGGCCGGAGGAGCATGGCCAGGTACTCTTCCTGACCGCTGCGGAGCAAGCAGCCCTTGACCCGTACCGCTCACGGCCGACGCTGTGGACGATGCGCACCGAGCACGACGACCCGATGCTGCGCACGCTGGCCGCGTCGACGGTCTGGGTCGACGTTGAGGGCGGCTCGGAGCCGTTCCCGGCGTACGACGACGCGGATCTGCCCGAGGGGGAGTGATGCGCGGCGAGGCCATCAAGGTGTTCAAGCGCCAGGAAGACGGGACGGACCGCTACGGCAGCCCCGTCTACGCCTGGCCCGGGCCTGGGATCGAGATCACGCGCTGCGCAGTCGCCCCGCTGGAGATTGGCGGGCAGGACGCAGCCGAGCCGCCCGACGTCCAGCGGAACGCCGTCGTCCAGCAGTTCACGGTCTATGCCCCGTCCGGGTCGCCGATCACAGCCGTTGACCGCGTTGAGGTTCGCGGCGAGCTGTACGAGGTGGTCGGCGAGCCGTCGGACTGGCGGTCGCCGTACAGCAGGCGGCGGCCGGGCATCGTTGTGCGTTTGCGCCGTGTGGAGGGATGAGGAATGCGCGTTGGTCGAGTGCACAACGTGAAGATCAGCAGCCGCGAGATACAGCGCATCCTCAACTCCGACGGCGTGCGTGACTACCTGGTCGACCGCATGCAGTCTGTCGAGGACGCGGCGAAAGCGAACGCCCCGATCGACACGGGGGCCTACCTGTCGTCGATCAACTTGCGGGTTGTCTACACAGACCGCGTGGTTGCACGGGTCTACGCCGACGCCCCGCACTCCCTGGTAGTCGAGTCGCGCACGGGCAACCTATCTCGTGCGCTGGACGCTGCGGGAGGCTGAAATGACGTCGCTGTTCCCGGACATTGAGGCGTGGGCGGTCAACTACCTGCGGGCGGAGCTGTCGGGCCGCTCGGAGCCGTTCACGTCGAACGTGCTCGTATCAAACCAGGTTCCGAACCCGCGTCAAGAGCGGATGGTCATCATCCGGCGCGACGGCGGCACGCGGCAGAGTGTCGCCCACGAGGTTGCGCGGCTTGGTATCCGCGTGTTCGCAGGCAACGACGAGGACGCGGCGGACCTGACCGCCATGGTCCGTGCGCTGCTGGCCGCATCCCCGGGTAGCGGCCCGGTGCGCCGGTACACCGAGATTGCCGGACCGGCGCGGCTGCTGGAGGCCAGCGAGCAACCCGTTCGGTACTTCGTAGCCGAACTCACAGTGCGCGGCAGCGCCCTGAGCTGATAGGAAAGGAAGAACACGCATGGCTGACTCCGGCCTTGTGCGCGTTGCGATCACGGGCGCCGTGTCGTTCGCCCCGGTCGGGACCGAGGCCCCCACCGACGCGAGCACGCCGCTTGACTCCGAGGACTGGCGCGACGTCGGGTACCTCTCCGAGGACGGCGTTGTCGAGGCCCGTGAGCGCTCCACTGAGAACATCATCGCCTGGCAGAACGCCAGTGTGGTGCGTACCGTCACGACCGAGGCTACGATCACGGTTAACTTCACCATGATCGAGTCGAACCCGAACTCCCTTGCGTTGTTCTACGGCGAGGAAGTGAGCGGTGTTGACGGGTCCGTTGAGATCACTCCGGCAAACTCGGGCGGCCGCCGGGCTGTCGTCATCGACTACGCCGACGGTGAGAGCCTGATCCGGCTGTACCTGCCGGAGGCCGAGGTTACCGAGGTTGGCGAGGCCAACCACACGAGTAATGCGGCCATTGGCTACGAGGTGACCCTGACCGGGTACCCGGGCGCCGACGGATGGTCCGCGAAGAAGTGGTTCTCGGACCTCGTTGAGCAGGCGTAACCCGCCACGCAACGCAAAACCCCTGTGGGGCGGGCACGACCGGTGTCCGCCCCTCCCCATCTGTAGAGAGGAGCACGCGAAATGGCGAGCCGCAACCGCCGCCCGGCCGACGTCGTTGCAGCCGAGGCGAACAGCGAGGACTACACGTTCACTCACAAGGGCAAGGTCTACACGCTCAAGCCGCCGTCGGCCATCAAGGTGGGCGTGCTGCGCCGGGCCGCGCGGTCGGACAACGAGCTGGAGACCATGTTCCTGATGCTGGAGTCGATCGCCGACAAGAACGCCTTGGCGGCCATCGACGACATGACGATCGCTGAGCTGAACGAGGTCTTCGCGGGCTGGCAGCGCCACGGCGGTATCACGGTGGGGGAATCCTGACGCTCATCCACCTGGTGGATGAGCACCCTACCGCCGCTGAATACGACTGGCGCACGCGGTTCGGTGAGCCGCTGCGCTCCATCTTCGACGGCACGATGAGCTACCGCGAAGCGTGGTGGCTAGTGCAAGAACTCCTTCGCGACCCCACGTCGCACCTCGCCGCGGCGGCTGCGGACATGAAGTACCCGTGGTCGCGCGAAGCGGCGACATTGGCTGACCTGTACGACCTGATGCGCATGGCGAACACCGACCCGAAGGCGCGCCGGCAGGTCAAGCCGTACCCCCGCCCGATCCAGGGCGAATCCGCTGATGAGAAGCGCTCGCGCAAACCGAGCGCGACGCAGGAACAGATCCTCGCAGCGCTGCGCAAGCGCGGACATCAGTAGCACGAAGGGAGTCACCAAGGTGGCTAACGAAGTAGCGTCCGCGTTCGTTTCCTTGGTGCCCAGTTTCCGAGGCGGACGCGGAGCGATTGAGGGCGAAGCCAAGAGCATGGGCCGCCGCTTCGCGTCCGGCTTCGGAAAGGCTGCCGCGATCGGGATCGCCGGTCTGTTGGCGGGCGCTGTTGCAGGCGGCACGAAGGCCTTCAAGACCTTCGCTGATTTCGACCAGTTGATCCGTCAGGTCGGCGTCCAGACCGGCTTGGCGGGCAACAAGCTGAAGGAGATGAGCGACCTCGCCCTGCAATTGGGTAAGGACACCTCCTTCAGCGCGTCTGAGGCCGCGGAAGCGATGCTGGAGCTGGCCAAGGGTGGCCTGACGGCCGCGCAGATCAAGGCAGGCGCGCTGCAGCAGACGCTGACGCTGGCCGCGGCCGGCGGCATCCGCCTGGGCGACGCGGCGACGTACATTGTGTCCGCCATGGGTGCGTTCGGCCTGAAGGCGCAGGATTCCGCCCGGATCGCTGCGGCCCTGGCCGGGGGCGCGAACGCGTCGACGGCAAGCGTGGAGTCGCTCGGTATGGCGCTCCAGCAGGTCGGCCCAGGCGCGAAGCAGGCTGGCCTGTCGCTGAACGAGACCGTGGCCGCGTTGGCCGCGTTTGAGAACGCTGGCGTGAAGGGCTCGGACGCCGGTACCTCGCTGAAGGTCATGCTGCAGCGGCTTGTGCCGCAGACGACCGCGGCGAAGGACGCCATGAAGGAGTTGGGCCTCAACTTCGTCAACGCCGACGGAAGCTTCAAGAGTCTAGCCGAAATCGCGGGCATCCTGCAGGACCGCCTTGGCGGCCTGTCGGCTGCGCAGCGCACGGTCGCGCTGAACACCATCTTCGGCTCCGACGCGAGCCGCGCCGCTGCCATCCTGATGGAGACCGGTGAGAAGGGCATCCGGAAGTACATCCGGGCGACCGAGGATCTGGCTGCGGCCGAAGAGCTGGCTGCGACCATGACGTCTGGCGCGTCCGGGTCGATTGAGCAGATGATGGGCAGCCTGGAGACGCTGGCCATCGTGGTGGGGCAGACGATTGCACCGGCCGTGACGGCTGGCGCTAACGCTCTGGCCGACCTGTTCGGCGCCCTGGCGTCCGGCGTACAGGCCGTTGGCCCGCGGGTTCAGGCCTGGTTTGAGAATACCTTCGGCGGCTGGGGCGAGCGCTTCGCGGAGCTGCGGCAGCTTGCGGCCTCGTTCATCAACGGCTTCCGCGGCGGGAGCTTCGGAGGCTCCGGCCCGTTTGTCGAGATGGCCGAGGCGGGGGCGCGCTTCCGCGAGTCGCT